CTAAATCATATTTAGATTCAACTTCACCTAAAAAAGGTCTAATTAATTCTTGAACTAATTTATTCACTGGGTTAAAAAGTTATTTAGTTTAGACTTAGCAGAAGATAAAGTATCAAAGTCTATTTTTTGTTTGACTAACTGTTGGACATTTTTAAATAACATATCCATTACTTTTTCCTTTTTAGCTATTTCTTCAGGCGTTTTGAGTTTACCTACTACTTTGTCTTCTCCTTTAACATACCTTGCTATATATTCTTCAGGATTAAATTCAAAACTTTCTTCTGAGTTATTAACAATGGCTATATTTGGGTCAAATTCAGATATATAAGTTGAAATGTTTTTAAATACTCCTTCCCAATTTTTTATTACAGCTGTTGGGGGTAGTGATCTATCTCGTTTAGAATTTCTATCTAATGATACCATTGGGGGAACAACTGCCATAAACATAAAAGTATCATATCCTAAACTTTCAAGCTCTTGTTTTTTCTTTAATAAAGGGGTTGAAGCCGCTCCAGGAGCGTCTATAATTATGTTTTTTAAGTTAGATATGGTTTCTTCTTCTTTTTCTTTAGTAGTTGTTCGAGCTTGACTCATAAATTTAGCCGCTTGAGCTATTTGATCAGGAGTAAATTTTTTAAAATCAGTTCCTAATCCAGAAGTTTTAAGAAGTTCTTCATAAGTATCATCAACATTTATAGTCTCAAATCCTTGAAGATTTAATTGCTTAAGTATAGTTGTCTTTCCAGCTCCTGAAGGGCCAGCTAAAAATATAGCTTTAGGGCTGGTTACAGCCTCTAAAAGAATAGACAATAATTTCATAGCAAATATTTGTTATAAATATTACAAATCTCGCTTAGCTCTAGTTTTAAACCCAGTAAATATAGGTGTAGGATTTGGGTTTTCTAGGTCAAATAAACATTTTACAGTTTGAAAAATGTCTAAATTTTCTTCTTTTGAACGTGAAGACTCATACATTTCCCATCCCTTGCCCTGCATTTTACCTTTAGCTGGTCCTCGTTTTGAAGATTTTAACCACAATATCCCAGTTCGGTCTACTTTTTTACCAAAACACTCCTCAAAACATTGAGCATAAACTGCAGTTTGTAAATCATAAGTAGTTTGAAGATGATTAGATGTTTTAAAGTCTATAACCCATAATTCTCCATTTAATTCACAGACTAAGTCACAAGTACCAGCTACTTTATATTTGTCTGAGAATAGATGGACTTCTGCTTCTATTAAGGTTGGTTTATATTCTTCCCACCAGTCAACAAATTTAATAAACATTTGCCAAACATCTGGATTATATCTAGGATTATCATATTCATCTAAGAAAGTTAATTCTTTACCATTAAGATAATTTTCAATCATATTATGAACCTGAGTACCTTCCTCACTTGCTTTTCGAACTATATGGTCTGCTGAAAATCCAACTTGTTTTAGCCAATCTTCAAAATATTTTCCTTTAGGATAGTATTGCAAAACATATGTTATAGAAGGATAATACTCACCATTTCGTCTATAATATCTTGAATCAGGAAGTGTTATTTGCTTATGATCATCAGATATTTCTAATATCCTACCATAAGAATTTTTTATTTTACTCATGTTAATAATTTTCTAGTTAGTAACCCAGATAAAGTTAGGGGTTGAGATTTATGTAATATATCTAAAAATGAATTAAATCCTATTTCAGATGGATCTTTACCATTCATTTCTAATAAGTGAACTTCTTTACCTTCATTCATAAATTGTTCACAAAATCCTAAAGCATCTTTCTGGGCGTCTTGGTCTAAAGCTATATAGATTTGTTTAACTTTAGATGAGACAATTTTTTTCATTAAGTTGTTTTGGATATGCTTTCCTAATAATGGGATAGCATTACGTTTAATAGCCATAGCATCAAATGGGCCTTCACATAATACTATTGGTGATTCCCAATTAATAAAAAGTTCAAAGGGTATAATATCTTTAGAAACAGAAGGATTTTTATATTTTCTATATGATTCTTTTTCAAAACTTCTACCTACAAAGAAATTAAGTTCACCTTTAAAATTGTAGGAAGGTATAATAATCATATTAGCATATTCTCCAAACTCACAATATCCAATGTTATATTTAATAATATCTTCAATTGTTATATTCCGCTTTTTTAAATAAAAAAGTGCATGTTTAGCAGAAATACCTGTTGGGGTAGGATATAAAGGGGTAAATTCTTCTGGTAGGTTGAGTTGATTTTTAACAACTGTTTCTTCTACTTCATATCCACTCCTAGTATAAGATTTTGCTTCAGCTATTTTTTCAGGTGATGCTTCTGTTTTTTTAAATAGCCCTACTATAGTTTTTCCTCTTGTATTACAAACCCAACAATGCCAAGGATTATGTCCTTGTTTATTTTCAGTGAAATTTATTTCAAGTTTAGGTTTATGGTGATGGCAAAAAGGACAATGGTAAGCATAGTTACCATTTGATGTTTTTCTACCTTGCCCTAAGACAGAATCAACTAGAGTTACTAGGATGTGATTAATCATCAAAGTATAAAGATATAAAACTACTCTTGGGTATCAAAATCTTTTCTATAAAACTTACCTAGGATATTATCATTATAAAACATGTCTGAGTATTCTAATACTCCATTTATAAATAACCATTTGGTTTCAAAGTAGGTTAATAGTTTTTTGTTATTTACAAACTGGATAATTTCTCGTTTGAATTCTTCTTTTTTACCCTGAGTAATATATTCTTTAATATCTTTTTGAGAACCATAATAGGTTTTCCAATCACTTTCTTTTTGAACTATTTTGTATAGAGATTTTCTACCTCTACCAGTTGATAATTCTAGTTCAGCTTTAGTGAGTTTTTTCTTTTGATTATGGTAAAGTACTTTTTTACCAATATATATCTTATTAGAAGGAATATGGGTTACCTTATAGATAAATCCATATGTTCCTTCAGGAAATTGTGATATGTTTGTAATCTCGTCTTCATAATATAACCAATTCATCTATCTATATTTATTAAAATTATTGTGTCAGTTGTTTGAGAGGTGGGGAGGGGTTGGGCTAATTTAGCTACAGCTAATAATTCTTGATTTTCATTATATAAACCTATAGTAGTAACATAAGGTGAAAAATCAGACCCTGTTACAAAATCTTTATAAGTATCAGTTGAACCACTTTTTAGTAATGATGGATTTAAAGAACCATTATATTCATTAGCTCTAATAGTACATTTATACTGAGTCTCGTATATATCTAATGAAGACTGGAATTCAATGCTATTAACTAAAAAGTCATTTGTTGAAACTCCTGTTCCACTATTTGTAAATATTATAATTCCATCTTGATATATTATATTACCACCATGGGTAGAAGGATTTGAAGATAACACAACATTACCTTCACCATCATCTATATAATCTCCAGGAGAAATACCATTGTCATCAAATATATTAATTTTAAGAGAGTTAGGTTGTATATAATTACCATAATATTTTGATGGTATAGACACAACTCCTATGTTTCCAATAGATACATAATATCTTAAAGATCCTGTAGTATTAGGTAAAGAATTTATATAGTTGGTTGTATAAAAGGGACCAGTAACTGTACCATCTATATTAAATGAAGCTGTAGAAGCGTTAGAAATTAAGCCATTACTACCTGAAATATAGTTGGTGTAATATAACTGTTTTATTGAATTAAATACTAATTGAACACTAGCTGTACCTATAGCACCCCCAGCTAAAGGATAAGGGGATGATGTTCCTAAAAAATATGAATAATATCCACTCCCAGAAAAAATCTTATTAACTGTAAACGGTGTTACAATTACATCATTACTTGTGAGGTTTTTTAAGTAACTCATTCATTAGAAGTCTAATTTAACTCTAATAAGAGCTTCTTTGGTAAAATCTTTCTTAAGTGGTTTGCTTAATTTAGCTACAGCTAATAACTCATTAGCATCATTATATAAACCTACAGTTGTAATAAATGTTTGAGGAGCGTTTATAAAATCATCATATAATACTTCACCTGTAGATCCTGAAATGAATGATGGATTTTCTGAGTAGTTAAATTCTGAGTTTCTGGCTCTTATAAAGATATAGTCTGAAGTAACATTTTCTTGACTGTTTAGTTTAAAATTAGCAGCTCCTGAAAGTGCTGTGTAAAGTTTACCAGGATTATTGGCTGATGTGTTTGAAGTATAGCTTGTATTTAATCCTATACCCCCACTAACAAAGGGTAGATCTAAAGCAGAAGCATTTAATAAAATAGTTCCAATATCAGGCAGGAATAAACCATATGAGCCTGAGTTAGAGGTATATCCTGTTCCTGAGAAGGCACTTCCGTTTGTACCACTAACTATTTGATATACTCTACCAGCTTCATTAAATGTTACAACAGCAGTATCATTACTATTATCTGTTAAAACACGAGTACTACTAGCTGAGTTTATTCTAAGTTCTAGAGTGCCTGGGAAGATATTTCCTTTATATCTAGCTCGATTTACTGTGATAGCGTAAAAACTTTGAGTAACAGGAGTTGTTGTTCCAAAAATAAAATTACTATTTTCATCTCCTAAAACTATGTTTTGAAACTGACCAAAAACAGTTGAAGAAGGAGATTTACCTGAGATTCCAGCATCATATAGGAGGGAGCCTAAGCCATTAATGTTACCAAAAGATATATTAAATTGGACTTCAGCTTCATCTAGAGTAGAACCTGTTTGATAAACACTTACATAGTAATTACCACTAGTTCCAGCTATTTGAACTGATGAAGTAAAAAATTGAGTTAAGGTAGGAACATTACCAGTCCAAGCTCCAGCTGTCACTGAGTCAGCACTGATTAAAAAATCTTCGGGGTCTAATCTTTTGAATGACATATTTTATATTAAGCTGTTTTGGTAATTGTCACAGGAATTGTTACTCTAGCACCACTATCTCTACCAACAATTTGTAATGTAGTATAAAGTTGAGTGTTAGAACCAAATAATGTATTAACAGTTGTGGCTGTTAAGTTGATTGTTGTTCCAACA